GTACCTGTGATGGCCAAGGCCAAGATTGCGAAGATTTTCTTCATTTAGTTTTTCCTTTTAAAAAAAGTGTTTTATTACAAACACAGAATAATATTTAGTAGAAACACGTACAAGGTGCTTAAATTACCACTAAATTGGCTGCTTGTGCTGTAGTATACGTGGCTGGAATGAGATTTGCAACCTGAATGGGGAAACTGGAAGTGTCAGGAACGTCAGTGTCTAGTCCCACGCCCACATTGTTCAGCACTGCTTGATTTTGTCCTTCGCGCAAACAGCCCACAATGGCCTGCCCGCCCAGTGTAGTGAGATTGGCCACTTGTTCTAGAAAGTACACCGGGCCGTTCACTTCTTTTTTGAGTCCATATGTGGGCAAACTTTCAACAAAACTCATGATCGGGCCCAGGGTATCTCCTGTGCTATTCAAGTTGTTTATCTGAATCCCTGCCAAGGCCAGGTTGTGACTTTCGTTTACCACCTTTTGTGCCATGTTGTTGAAATCTGTATTGAGAGCAGTGGTTTGGTTGGGATTGATTGTGACTACACTGCCAATTTCTGTTATGGCAGCCGGAGTCAACGCATTTCCAAAGGCTTCATCTGCATTGGCGTAGGTACCTGCTGCCGGACCCGTCGGTATTGTGACCGGACCACTTACTGCATCGCCATACACGCCATTCACTGTGTTGGCCATGGTCAAATAGATACTGGTGAGATTTGCCAATTGTCCGGCAGCGGCCAATGAGTTGATAGTGGTCACAGCATTGTTCAATTGAGTGATATAGTCAACTCCCACTGCGGCCCCCAATAGATCGGTCAAGACCAGAGTATTGCCCGGTCCTGTGCCGGTGGCATAGTTGGTGGTATAGTAGGCAGCCACCGAGGCAGGTACAGCCGTGGTCAGTGCATTGATCAGGTTTAGATCTCGAGTGGTCACTGTGCCTGCAAATGCTGTGGCCAAATTTGGCAAAGACAAATTGGTTATGTTTTTTATCTGTTGTAGACTCACACTCACAGCCTTGCAGGCCAGGGCCTGATCTGCGGGTATAATTTTGCTCAAGCGTTCATAGGTAATCATGCTGGTACCACCGTTATCACATATCTTGGTAGATATTCTGTAAGTTTGCTGTTGACATTGCCGGTGGCATCCAGATAGATAGATCTCAACTCACTGGTGGTGTTTTGATTATAGGTTCTCACTGTGAGGCTGGCAAAACTGTTGGGGAAGATTTTTACAGGGTCTAAGAGATCGGCCATGGAGTTCAGGCCAGGATTTTGTGGCTGGGTGGTATTGACACCGGCCACAGGCAAAGTGATTTTCAAAATGTCACATACCTGTTGCAGAGCCTGTCCAGTAATCAACAGCATGGCTCTGTACAGTCGTGCTTCTTCTGTGTCGGTCAGTCGCACATCAGGGTCAGTGATGCGTTCAATTTGCGAGGTAGAGAATCCCACTTGCCGGAGTGCCACAGTGATTCTTGCTGTGAGATTGGTCACCGTGGCCAACTGCCGGAACACTAGGCTAGGCAGGCCAAAGTTACCAAGGTTGGTCAAGTCAATAAGAAAACCAAGTCGTGCTAGGTCACTGCCGAACGAAGGCAAGGCCAAGTTGACATCAGTCAAATTGCCAGTGATCAGGCTGTTCATGCTGGTGAATGTGCTGCCTAGATAGGTCTGACTGTTGATGGCTGTGTTGATAAATGCATTGGTCTGATCAATGTAGCCCACAGCACCAGCAAACACCTGAGAAAACACACTCACATTGCCGTTGCCTAGATAAGAATTGCCTATGCCGCTGATGATCCCAGTAAATCCCAAAATACTGTTGCCAAGAGCAGGATTGCCTAGACTGCTGCCAATAGCAGGAGCATAGTTGGCCGGTGTGCTGTCGGCCAAAGCAGGACAAGTGTTGGCTGCCATGGTCTCAAGACCCAGTAGTGTTACGTTGGACAGATTGGCCGCAGAACTATTGCCAAGTGCTATCAGCAAGGGGTTTATCAATGGTGTGCCGTTGTAGGAGGCCAGTGCATTGCTAAAGTCAGGGGACAGTTGTATGCCTTGATTGTTGCTGAGGCTGGCTCCCGCAATCAATTGCAGTGGTGTTAAGATAGACTCAGCCAAGATCAACCACCAATAAAAACATCACCTGACCCGCCACTGACTGATGTGCAACCTTTTAATTTACTACCAACTCGGGCGGCTGCCTTGCCGTTGATAAACACAGATCCTGATCCAGAAGCAATGGTGGCCGAATGTGGGAAACATTTTTTACCAAGATTCAAATGCAGATCCACTGGATCTCCTACTCGGGCGGCGGCTCTGCCATTGGTAAATACACTGGCACTGCCTGCTGCCACATTGAATGGCGAGCAATGAATCACACAACTGTCACCTTGTCTTGCGGCTGCTGGCATATTCTATTTCCATTAATCTTTCAAATTTGCTATACCACTGATCAATTTCTTCATGATCTTGATCCGTGTGCGGTCCAGGCGGGGCTTCGGGAGCAAACTCAATCACATGATCAAAATCATCGGGTATTTGCTCGTACTCGGTGTATTCATACAGTTTTTCATCACGCATGATCACAAAGCGATGTCCCATGGTGTATTTATGGAAGAAAAATGCCGGCGTTTTAAACCATTTGAATGTTGGTTGTGCTCTGCATGTACTGACTGGCAAACTGCTTGTCCGAAGTCACAGCCACAGTCACAGTGGTCTTGCTCAGGCCAATGGTCTTGTCCGGACTCACTGTAAACAAGTAGGGCAGGAGGCCTGGCCCATTTGGACCCATGGCGATGACCATGGGTTTGGTCAAGCGATAGTGTGTGTCAGTTTCTTTGTCCAGTCGCGCCACAATCTCCTCACCTGATGTGAGTTTGAGTGTGACCACGTCGCCTTCGGCAAGTCCTTTGTCAATTTCAAGTAACATGTTTTTCCTTTGTTAAATTTTTTTCTTTGCAATAGCCAATTGGTAGTTAATAACATAATAATCCAATTGTCTGACAAAACTATTACAAAATGCATCTATGGCAATTTTGCCTCGATCCAATACATCTGGTTCATCTTCGAACAGATAATCGTCAAACAGCATGATTCCACCAGGTACTAACAGGCTCCAGGCCATCACTGCATCGGCCATCACAGCATCACAACAGTGGTTACCATCAATATAGATAAAGTCAAATCTTCGTTGATCCACAATAAATTGTGCCAAGGTTGGAAAACTCAGTGCCACATGAACCTGCTGGGTCTGCCCTGGGCGTTTGGCTTCGGCTGTGTTGGCTCTGAATCTTTTTTCCCAGGTACGATCTTCGGTGGCTTTCTCACCAGTAAAGGGATTTATGTGATGATTGGCAAATGGATCTACTGATGTTATTGTGCCAGTATCGCTCAACATATTTTGCATCATCCAGCAGGTGGCACGACCTTCGTGTGCTCCTATTTCTAGTATGTTGTTGATTTCACCTATGTTTATTTCCAAATTACGTTTGATGTGTTCAAAATTTGGAATATTTTTTGTAAACCAGTCCGAGGTAAATGTTGGCATCTAGGCCTCAAATCTTTTCTTTAGTTCTGTAAATCCACCCACAAGTTGGTCATCCAGAAAAATTTGTGGTACTGTTCTTGCACCTGGCACAGCCGCCAGTAAATCTTCTTTGTCCCAACCGTTGTTGATGTTGCGTTCTTCGTATTCAATGCCCTTCATCTTGAGCAAGGCCTTGGCCTGATCGCAATAGGGGCAGTGATTCTTTGACCATACAATTGCTTTTGTCATTTTTGTTTTTCCTTGTTATAATTCTGGTAATTCTTCATAGTCCAGTTGATCGGACATGACTCCAATAACATAGTTAGTCGATTCTGACTCTTGCAGTGCAGTTTGTTTCTTGCTGGTGTCCACGTGTTTGGTGAACCAAGGAATGGGTGTTGAGCGTGGGTGGTCTTCAGTATACTTGATTCCAATTTCTTTGAGTGCATTGAATGCTGTAAAGTCCACAAAGTCTTTGAGAATGTTGGCATTGAGACCAATCACTGGACCTTTCTGGAACAGGTAATCAGCCCAGGCCTTCTCCTCACGGATCACGTCCAGATACATTTGATACACTTCTGCTTCGCATTCGGCTTTGGCTGCGGCAAAGCGTGAGTCTTCTTTGACCACTTGATTGATCAACCAACCTGTCCACTCTTTGTGTAGCATCTCATCCTGCAGGATCAGGCTGATGATATTGCCGTTGCCGATAAAAATCTTGTTCTCAACCATGGCCAGGCTTGTGGCAAATGATACCATGAAGCGGAATGCCTCTAATGCGTAACTTGCGTTCAGTGCCAACCAAATGGCCTTGATATGTTCGCGTTCAGCAAACTCTTCTAGTAGTTCTTTACGACAGTTGATCATGTGTAGTCGATCGTAGTAGTTGCCAACACTTGATGCCATGTTCACAATTTCTTGTGTGTCATGGATTGTGTTGAACACATCCTTGGGCACGTTGTAGATGTTGCGGATAATGTGACTGTAACTGCGACTGTGGATGTTGGTTTCAAAGAATGTCCAGTTGTAGACCAAACTTTCCAATTCAGGAATTGATACAACAGGTGTAAAGATTTGACTGGGGCCGCGGCCTTGCAAACTGTCCAATGCTGTTTGTCGCAACAGGTTTGACGTAAAGATATGCTTGACAGTATCACTGGCATCTTTGAAGTCTTGTGCGTCTTTGGTCAAAGAAATTTCTTCTGGCACCCAAAAGAAACCACGTGCTTCTTGCTCGTACTTGACCAGTTTGTTGTACTTGACTTCTTCAAATCGTTGAATGGTCACTGGTCCTGCAGGATCCAAGAACATCTTGCGACTGAGATAATCTGTTTTTGTTTTTAAATTGTATTGTTGTTGGCTCATTTGTGTTTTCCTGATGCAAGCACTATCTTGCAAATATGTTCTAATCTTTCTATGTGCTCATAGGCACGCCATGGTGTGACATCAATTGCCACAACCCCATGTCCCTTAATCCCCACAATATCAAACTGGATATTGCCTGCTGGGTCTAGTCCCAGATTACTATGGCATGCATCAGCAAGTTCTTGACTGATGGGTGCCACATCTCCTACATTGGGTGCCACTCGTGTGTAACGATTGAGTTCTGGAAATGCATCGCTGACTGTGCTCAAATCAATACCAGCATGCATGGCCGCAATACAATAAGTTGGATGAACGTGAACCACTACACGTACTTCACTACTGTGTTGCCCCATATTCTTTTGTAGACCAAAGTGCAAAGGCAATTCTCCACTGGGCTTGAGATTTTTACTAATATCAGTGTATAGCATATCTAACCATAGCAACTTGCTGGGTGAGATGCCAATCTTTTTGAACTGGTCAGGTTGTAGTGTTTGTTTACGCACACCCGATGGCGTGATATAAAAATGATCACGGTCGTGATGACGTATAGAGATATTGCCATCTCTACTGGTAATCCAATTGCGTTTGTACGCATCGACCAATATGTCACAACAGGTTTCTAGCATGTTAATTGTTCCAGTGTCTTACCACGCCTGCAATAATGAAACAGCAGGTTACCACATGTATTGCTACCCAAAAAGTTTTGAGGAACAATGCAAGACGTGCTTCCCGCAAGGTCAGTATAGGCACATCTGGACGATCATGGTCGCTCTCGCCCATTAGATGTCCAGTGGCTCTGGCCCAGATTCGTTCCACGCTGTTCATAACTTGCAGGCCTCACAGTTTTCACCTTCAAGGTCAAAGTCAATGACCTCTAGTGGTGCCACTTCATCCACTTGTTTGCTACCTTGTTTGTTAATCAGGCTGTAGTAGAATGTTTTTAGGCCCCAGTAGTGTGCCTGCATCAAGTTCTTGGCAATCAGGGTAGTTGGCACTTTACGATCAGCAAAGTGTGCTGGATTGTAGAATGTGTTGGTACTAATACTTTGATCAACATAGGCCGCAAGCACAGCCGCTGTCTTCAAGTAGCCATCACAGTCTTTTTGTGCCCACATCATTTGATACCGGTTCTTCAACTTGTGGTATTCAGGTACAACCTGTGTGAGGCTGCCTGCTTTTGATTCCTTGACTGAAATAAGGCTCATGGGCATTTCAATACCATTGGTTGAGTTGATCACAACTGAACTAGACTCTACTGGGGCAATAGCCATCAGTGTGGCATTACGCACACCATAACTACGCATCTCAGCACGTAGACCTTCCCAGTTCAGTTCAGGTGCGAAGTCTGTTAGTTCGTTGACGCCTTTGGCACGACGTTCCCAAGGAAATATACCTTTACCGTACCAGGTGCGGTCAGAATCTTTGCAACGGCCTCTTTCCTTAGCAAGTTCAACTGTTGCTTCGGTAAGGTAGAAGGCCTGGTGTTCCATCCAAGATTTGACCTCTCCAAGAGCGTCTTTGTTACCATATTGCAGTCCTCGCTTGGCATGCCAGTAAGCAAGGTTAGTAATGCCGATACCAAGCGGCTGAATTTCGTCATTTGATAACTGACTTTGGATCGATAAGAAGTCTTGATAGTCAAGAATGTTACAAAGCGAGCGTTGCAGAATGCGACAAGCCCGGCGCATGTCCTCAGGGTTCCTAAATGCTCCCCAGTTAATGGAGCCCAGTGTACAAAGTGCGATGCGACCTTGATCGTCGTCCAGGCGCTTGAAAGGTTTTGTAGGAAGTAAGATTTCACAGCAAAGGTTACTCTGGTAAATGGTATGATATTCAGTGTCAAACGGACCTTGGTTCATAACATTGTCAATGAACACAAGATAGATACGACCTGTGTCTGTACGTTCTTTGAGTATGCCTGACTTGAATACTTCTTCGGCCGCCATGGTCTTGGTACGCAAGTCCTTGCGTTTTTCGTATTCCACGTATAACTTTTCAAAACGTTCAGTGTTGGCATAGAATGCTTCGTAAAGTTCAGGCACCTGGTTGGGATCAAAGAAAGTTATGTTTTCTCGATTTTTAAATCGTCTCCAGAAAAATGCGGAAAGAACAACCCCATAGTCCATGTGCCGGACACGGGTTTCTTCTGTGCCTTGGTTGTTTTTAAGAACGATAAGATCATCAAACTGATGATGCCAAATGGGATAGAATACAGTAGCACTTGCATTACGGATACCTCCTTGTGAGCATGAGCGTAGATCACCAAACCACTTCTTTAAAAATGGTATCATGCCGGTGTGCATGATTTCGCCACCACGAATGGGCGAGCCTAGTGGACGCAGTCGCCCAATCTCTAAACCAATGCCAGCACGTTTGCTGGCATACTTGGCCATCATTTCACCACTAGCAAATATACTGTCCAGGTCATCATCAGAACGAATGAGCACACAACTGCTGAACTGCTTGGTAGGAGTGCCCAGACCAGCAAGCACTGGAGTGGCAAGAGTAAACAGGCCATCGCTAGCGGCGTTGTAGTATTCTTTGATGTAACGCATGCGAGCCGCATTAGGTTCTTCACGATGAAAGACTGTAGCGGCGGCCACCATGTAACGCACTTGGGGAGTCTCATATATTTCCTTTGTAGATCTATTGCGAACAAGATACTTCTCAATCAACTGTTCCACAGCCGCATAAGAATACTGTTCGTCTTTCACATGATCAATCATGTCGTTCATGCGGTTCCAGTCTTCTTCTGAATACCACTCCAACAGTTCAGGAGTGTACAGGCCGGTGGCCACGTTACGCTTCACGATCTCCAACAGGTGGGGAGGATCGTATGCGCCATACACATCCTTGCGCAACATACTGAGTCTTTGCTTGCCTGCCACGTACTGATAGTTGGTATGACCAATGTCAGGATTTGATTCCACATCAATTAGATCCACTATGGCTCGGAGTGTAATGCCATCAATTTCTTTTGTGGTGATTCCGTCATAAAAGTGTAATTGGGCCTTGATCTCAATCATGCTTTGACTGACATCCGCTATGCCTGCACACACCTTTGCGATCTGCGCTTGCCATTTTTCCAATGCTAGTGGCTCGCGACTGCCACTGCGTTTTTGTACTGTGATTTGCTTCATTATTACCCGATTTGTTGTTGTATTTGTTCTTGCGTTATGCTGTGTTGAGACTTGATCTGTCCTGGATTGATATTTAACACCTGTTCAGAATCCCAATTCAGTATATATTTCCCCTGCTGGACCAGGACTAAATTGCCCTGATCAGACTCTGTCAATACTGAATCCTGCAGATCTGGTCGATCCAGCAGAGTTATAGTATACAGGATTCCCAGCCCGCGAGCAAGATCACAATAGATGTTGTCGCTCAAAAGTTCCCAGGGATCTGGCCAGTTTGGCTGATCGTCCCAGTGCAAATGATATGCTCGCCAAGGTGTTCGGAACCACCAGGCATTGATATCAGCAAGGGCTTGTTCAACAGATGCGTGTTGAATAGATTCACGTAGAACACCCCACGCATGTAGGCGTTGTTCAAAGGTAGAGGGCCACATCAAACTTGGAAGTAACTGATGGAATAATAAAGTGTTCCGGTGACACCTGTGTTGGTGCTGGTATATCCGACGGAAATAGTGCTGGTGGTTTCACTTATGTTGAACGTTACACCTGTACTGCCATTGTTGACCACATTGGTAGGTGTGGCCACAAATCCAGATCCACCTGAACCGTCGGTACTGGCTACCACATTGTACACGCCAGTTTCGGTATACACACCACGTCTTACCATGTAACGGATTTGGAATGCTGGAATTGCAGTGGCATCAATGGTAAACACAGTTGCAGTGGTATTGTTGACAACAGTGGCCATGGTGCCTGCTTTTACAACCAAGTCACCAAATGCAAATTCAGTACGTCCAGTAAACACATCTGAATACTCAGTGAGAATTTCAGTGTTGCCAATCACAGGAGCACCGTCCGCTAGTGTGCCATTGCCAATAAACAGTCTGCGTTGATCAGTAGCCCAGCCAAATTCAGCACCGGCCAACTGCGGTAGATTTTCTGCTAGACCCTTACGGTTTGTGATTTGAGATACTTGTACAATTGCCACGGTGATTGTCCTCTTGCTATCATGTATTTAGCATGTAATACTGTTCGACTTTTTTCCACCATAGATCGCGGTATCGATCAAATTCTGCACCTTCCAGCACAAATTCCTGATACTGCGGCTTGCCAATGATATTGTGTTGCTCGTCTAAGTCGGGCTTGACACACATCAGGATCACGCCTTTACGTATGCGTGTACCATGTAATTCATTGTGTGCTTCTGCGTAGGCACACAGTTGCACAAAGTAGTCGTCAATCCACTCACGCCGTTTGGGTTTGTTGGTTTGCTTGTAGTCCAGTATGCTTTCTTCATTTAGGTGTATACCAGCACCGTCTGTGGTGCCTGCGTAAATGCTAGGAAAATATAGTGGAACTTCAATACCCCAAAATTCACTCACGTTTTTAAGTCCTTCTCGAATCACAGTTTCCGCCATCACATGACTGGGCCACGAAAAAGGATTTGATCCGCGCTCCTTAATAGCGCCATCCTTGACATACTGCTCAAGATAGGTGTGCATTCTTGTGCCCCGATTGGCTGCTTCGGTTGTGATCTGCTGTGCTTTTTCCGCACCCACACGTCGACGCCATTGATTGAGTGCTTCAACTTTTTCCGGAGGTTTGGTCTTGTCCAGGATTGTGGTCACACTTGGTAGGTTGTTGCCATCTGGGGTGGCGTAGTAACGCTTGCCCTCTATTGTGACCCTGGGTATGGGTTGATAATCGAATTTTGGATTGTACAAATTAAACTCTAAAACTTTCTCCGCAACCACAGCGGTCACGTTCATTGGGGTTTGAAAATTCAAAGCCTTCGTTTAGTCCTTGACGCACATAGTCTACGGTCATGTTCTTGAGGTAGATATCATCTTTGTGATTTACTAAGACCACAAAGTCAGGTTGTGCGTAGTTGGTAACGTAGGGTTCGGGCGTGTATTCTCTTACATATTCTAACACATAAGCCAGCCCAGAGCAACCGGTAGTTTTTACTCCAAGACGAATACCAGCGTAACCTTTGGCTGTGACAAGTTTTTGTATTTTGTTCCGGGCCGTATCAGTTAGCGAGATCATGCTTTTTGCGATAGTCTGCTACAGCAGCCTTGATGGCGTCTTCGGCCAAGATGGAGCAGTGGATTTTGACTGGTGGGAGAGCAAGTTCTTCAGCAATTTGGCTATTTCGTAAGGATCCTGCTTCTTCAAGTGTTCGACCTTTGACCCATTCTGTAACGAGGCTAGAACTCGCGATTGCTGATCCGCATCCGTATGTTTTGAATCTTGCATCTGTAATAATCCCATCTTGAACTTTTATTTGTAGTTTCATCACATCACCGCAAGCAGGCGCTCCTACCATGCCTGTACCAATGGAGTCGTCAATTTCAAATCTGCCCACGTTGCGTGGATTTTCATAGTGATCTATGACTTTTTCTGAATAGGCCATTAGCGTATGTCCTCGGTATGTTTGTGTTTGACAGATTTCTTAAGTATCTTGAACCAAACTTGTTTTTCTTTAGCACTGTCGTGATTGAAAATTGCTCGGTATAATTTGTGTCTTAGTTGTTTCAGTTTCATTGTCTGCAAGTCCTTGTTCTAGTCACAGTACCATCTGGCTGTTGAACTTCCGTCCATTCAGTACAGGTCTGAGTTTGTCCGTAATACACTGTGGCGGGTGGCACAGGCGTGGGTTGAACTATCACAGGTTGTTGTACAATCACTGGCTGTTGATTACGAGCAATTTCATAGCCAATCACACCACCAATAATGGTAGGAGCCACCCATCCGTAGTTGGGACCTGAATAGTATCCGTGGTGATGATAGTATCTAAATCCTGGCTGTGCCTGTGCTGATAACCAAGCAGTGAATAAAATTACGGCGATGAGTTTTTTCATAGCAACCTCCTATTAGGTAGTGTAGTATACTATATTTAACGTGTTTGGTCAACCTTTAGTTGACTACATTTGGTTTTATTTCATTGCCCGTTTGGCTGCCGCGGCCACAATGTCTTGTGCCTGGTTCACTGGCATGGGTATGGGACCACTATCATTGCCTTTGAATTTGATCATGCCTGAATTGGGTTCAATGGGCATGAACACACTGTTGAGCGGGGCCTGGCCGACCATGTCTGTTAGTGTTTCTGCGGTGAGATCAATCTGCATGTTACGGGCCAGGTTCAAAAAAGTCTGCATGCTGATTTGTTTTTGGCCTGCGGTATCTCGAGCACGGCCCATCAAGAATTCGGCCAAGCCCAGCAGTCTAGCGGCTGTGCCATCACTTGGGCCGCTGTTGACTTCATTGATACGCATTATCTACGTCCGCGACCCAGGCTGGCTGCTGGTGTTGCTGATTCAGGCTCTGGCTCAAGTTCGGCACCTGCGTCAGCGGCGGCGGCATCAAGTCCGGCTTCTGCGCCCAAATCTGCACCCATTTCGGCACCAATGTCTGCGCCTGCTTCGGCGCCGGGCACTACAGGAGCACCACCTTGACCTGTTACCACACCCAGTGCGGCTTCCAATTGGCCTTTGCTGGCTTGCAAGTTTTGTACCAGGCCTGACAGTGCGGCGGCAGCATCGGCGTTGAACTGAGCGGCTTGATCCATACCTACTTCGTTCTTGATTGAATCAACCAAGGCAGGCAATTCTTTGAATTGCATTTCTGTTGTGTCTTCCAACATTTTCTGCACACGATCAACCATGTCTTGTGCAGCCAATACAACCTGTGCTTGTTGAATTTCAGATTCGCGCAAGAAGTTGCCGGTATTGTTTTCTGCAGCCATCATGGCTGGATTGGCCATGGCCTTTTGCAAGTCAGTTATTTCTTTTTGTTTTTGTTTGATTTGATCTTGCATCTCACGCTTTTTCTGTTGCTGTTGAGCAGTGGCCAATGCGGCAGTGGCGGCTGGATTAGCACCAGGTGCACTAGCACCAGGAGTGGCACCACCATACTCTTGAAGGCGTTGTGAGAGAGCCTGTTCCATCATCATGAGTTTGAGATAGGCCGGATTCTTTTCGCTGTGATGAAATGCAGGACTTGCACGATGTTCTTGCACCAGGCCGCGCACACGGTTCAGCATGCCACGCACTTGGCCACGGTCCATTGTGTCAAAAGATACACGTTGGTCAAAATGACTTTCGAATACTTTAGCGATTTGTTTTGTAGGGCGTGTTACGGCCAGTTCTTGCAGTTTCATTGTTGCTTCCTTGAAGTTGCCAGTATTTAGCCAAATTTATACATTTTGTTAATTCATTTTCTATCTGCTGACGTTGTGCTTGTTTTTGTGCTGTTTTGACTGTGACTGTTTCCCAGAAACAGCCATGACTGTGTTTTGCAACCGCGGCACGAACTTGTATGTCATTTTGTAATCTCAGCAGAGTAGAGTCAAGATGCTGGATTTCATTGGCCAAGCGGTACTGGCGCTTTTTGTCGGCTATGCACCAGGCCACTGCACTTCTAGTGCTGGAAAATGTACCCACTGGATCGTCGTGCTGAGTTAACCTATAGCCCTGGGCTGTTTGGCGTAATACATAGGTGCCAAACACGCGATATTTTTCGCCATCCTCAATGATCACCTGGTCCAATAGTCGGGGTAATTCTTGCTCGGCCAAGGCCGCAAGTTTTTGGCTGGGTTTCATTTTAGTATGTAATGACTGACCATGTAGCCTAGCGCGGCGGTTAAAAATCCAATGACGCCCACGCCCCAACCAATCAATTGTGCGTTACGGCTGTCACTCATTTTATGCACTAATCTATGCACTTCTTGAATGGTACTTTTTAATTCTGCTGTGTCTGCTTTGACATCATCTATACGTTGCTCCAATGCAGTATAGCGTTGCGCACACAGTTCAACGTGGGCTTCAAGACTTTTCTTTTCAATATCAGTTGTATCGACCATGTGTGCTCCAATGTGTTATTTATGGTCCACTATGGTAAATTCAATGTTCTTGCCTGGCTCTAACATGGCAGTGCGAGGCAGGCGATCTAGATCATCAAACATGGGCACACCCTGGCAGGCCAGTTTCAACAGGCCTAAGGGATCGCCGCGATCACTGAACACATCATCAAATTCTGTTGAGAATTCAAATTGCCAGCCCTGACTGGTTTTTACTGTAGTGCTTATGTCCTGTGCCTGAGTGTACAGGCCAATGATTTGCAGTATGGTTTCCCAGTTGCGCTGTTGATTACGAGATCTATTCCAGGCAGTCTGATCCTGAATATGTTGCCCTTCGTGATCTTGAAATGGCAGTGCATGCTGCCTAAAGTGTCCAGTAACTCCTGTGGCTGTGCAGTCAAAGCAAGTGGTCACACGAATCCGGGTAGTCATGGCTGTATTTACGGCCAACAAAAAACCCTGGATTTTTTACATCCAGGGTTAGCGTCACGCAATCTAAAAATAATTAGACTGGAGCGAAGTTGCTTGCACTTGTGGTAAACACAGCATTGCCGGCTGCACTGTTCAACTGAATGTTTTGACCACCAGAAGCCACTGTAGCGGCTGTGTTGGCTTGAGCCAACAGCGTTGTGGCTGTGTAGGCATCAGTTGGGTAGATAGCCAAGTTCAACACAGTTGGGGCTGCTGGGCTAACTTGATACATAGCCACGGTGCCTTTTTGTTGAATTGCTTGCACAATATTGTTGATGTAACCGTTGACATTGGCGCTTGAAATCAATGAAGCATTGGCCACAACTGAGAAAAAGTCAAGTTTTGGACCTTGAAAGTTAACTGAGCCTGTTGCCGCAATGTTTGCTGTGCCGCCAATGTTGCCGTTGCCTGTATCCATGTGGAATACTGGTTGCATCGTGCCATTTGTTTTTGTAAATCCTGCCATTTTAAATCTCCTAATAAGTAGGCTCTCGCCTTGCTTTTATTTATGAAATCGGTAAAATTTTAGGCAGTTGTGGGATTGTTTCTCTGGCGGTTTCTGGCAGTGAAATCAAAGCGATTTACTGCTTTGCCATAGCCTGCAGGGGTGGCAAACACCCAGCCTTCGTTACCGGGCACTTGTGCATCCAGTTTGCCCAGCAAGTCCAGTTTGAGATCGTGTAGCAGTTCAAACAGCACAAAGGCAGCGGCTAACGCACCTTCGTTGGAAGAGGGACTACGCAGGTATTCTGTGATGTTACGGAACTTCTGTGGAGTCTGTGTGCTTTTCAAATAATCCATAAAACCTGGCACTAGATCTGAGAAGTCTCCGGTGTAGGCAGGGTATTCGGGATTGATGCGCTTGTTGATATAGTCCACACACAACTTGGCTAGGTCAGTTATCTTGGCCGCACGTAGTTCAGCAGGATTGAATAGTGTGTCAATAGCCGGGCCCATTGAACGTAACAAACTTTTAATCTTCTTTACATAAGGATTTTCAATAGCCACAGGCCGGGCATAGATGGGCTCAATCAACAGCAAGCCTGGTACAGGATTAAACTTAACTCTGGCAAGTGGTTGCTTGGCAGCACCAGCATCCTCATACATGGTATGTACTGCTATGCCAACTTCACTGTCGGCAATTCGTGTGCCCAATGTGCTCTTTAGTGGAATACGATATTCTACTGTGTTGGGTTTGAATACTAGATTGCCTGCTTCCACAGGAGGTGTTGATGTGTACAACAAATCGCCTTTGACATAGCCACGGAAGTTTTCTGGAGTTGCGGCTTCTAGTAGAGGCCAAATCTTTTGATACACTGGCAGTAGTGTTTGAACTCGGTTGGCCACATTGCCTTTGGCAGCGGCATTGGCATCACGCTGTGCCATGTTGCCGGCAATGGCTCTAGGACTGGTAAACAAACCATCATAGCCCACAGCCTCAAATCCCGAACCATCTGTGAGCACAAATTCCCCTGTGTCGGGCTTGCGGCCAAATATCACGGCAGGCATGCCATCCCATTTGACACTTGCAGTCTTGGAATTGTCTCGAAAGTTGTCCACAATGGCCAAGGCTGTTTTGACGCCGGCTGTGCCATTTCTAAATATATAATCTTCAAGGTGTTCGATACCCTTGGCCTTGCCGCCCACAGGTGCGGCAGAAGGTGCCGGTGTGGCTGCCTCTACTAGCGCATACATGCCTTGATTCACAATACGATCACGCAGTCGTGCCAGGAAGTAAACATCACCGCTTTCTTCCAGTTGTGTGGGTTCTTTAAGACCTTCCTTGGCCAGGTACTCACGGAAGTCTTTTAATTTATTGTCACGATCTTTGTCACGAGCCAGGAATGAGTAAATGCTTTCCACGTTACCTAGGTCCTCTCTAGTGGCTTTGGGACCTAGTATGGTTTTGGCCACTGTGTCTGGGTCTTGGCTGATCAATTCGTTAGTGGCACGGCTAAACATGCCATTGGCACCTATCTTGAGGCCCAGTTGTTTGGCAATTGAACTCATCAGCACAGCACGGTGCATGCCTTTGTAGGCTGACGGAAATGTTTGATTATAGTAGAATGTGCCCCAATCTAGGTTGGGAAAGAACATAAAGTCTGTTTGTACGTAGCCAAGATCAGGTCTGCCTGTGATGGGGGTACGCAGATGCACTTCACCTGACTTCTTGACCCAGATTCTGGGATCTTCGCCGTGGCTTCGGGCCCAGGCTTCCAATCGGGCAGCCAGTTCATCTTTGGAGATTTGACTGGCATCCACTGCCAGATCCAAGTCACCCGATGTGGCGGCTTTGCCTGTTGAACCCAACCAACGCTCACGTGGAAACTCTAGACCTGTCAGTTGTTCCAGCCAGGTTATAGTGCTGGGTACGTCTGTTTGATTGATGCGTTGTGTGAGTGGCTGGCCGTCAGCATCTTTGAATACGTTACCACCTTCTAGGAGTTTCATTGTACATTAAATCCCAGTGCTCGTAGACTGTTCACTGTGGCTGGATCACGACTGCTTACTGGTCCCAGCGCACTTGTTATCTTTGTTATTGCTTCTATTTGTGATGGTGTCATTCCGGCTGCCTGTGCTATGTTTGTTTTGGCTGCCTGCGCGGCCGGTGGACTGGTTGCCGCACGAGTAGCGCCAGCGGCTGCCAGTTGGGGATTTTCCGCTGATATTGTCTGACTCACAACGCTTGTGGCTGCCACAAGATCTGCAAATGCTTTGGACTGCTCACCGGGGTTATCAGCGGTGGCCACGATCTTGTTAAGAGCAGTTTTAATCACAGGATTTGCTAGATACTTTGCTGATGCGGCAGCCATTGACTTTGGAATAACTGATTGTTTATACCAATCGGTCAATTGACCCAGTGATGCCGCTTCGTCGAGTTGCACACTTTCTTTGCGAGTGGCTTTGTAGGCGGCTGCTTTGCTGGCCAATCGTGATCGACTTGAAGGCGATGCAGGTGCTGAAGTAGTTGGTGGTGGTGTTGTTTCTGGTTCTACATTGGGTTCGGCGGCTGGAGTTGTTGCTGCCGGAAGAGTTTTGCTGACCTTGTTCCACTGCTGTTGCAGATTGGCAGCCACTTGTTTTATGGCGGCATTGTTTTTGACTGCCTGCATGCGCTGAGCAAAATCACTTTGAGTCAAGTCTGCTGTGTTTGAAAGTCCTTGTGCTTGCCCAGGGGTCACTGTTCTAAGAGCATCTTTTGCGCCACCTGGTTGTTTCAGCGCACCCAATGCGGCTTTGGCACCGGCCACTAAACCGCCAGGCCCTGCAATATCAAGTTCATTTACGGGCTGTCGTCGATTTAATTCATGAATCTGCATGGGTACGTCTCACTGTTCTTTCGAAACGGCCAGCATCTCTAGTGCGAATAGCATTGAGCAATTTACGAGTGAGATTTTCTGCTTGCTCAGGCGGAAAAACAGCGTCAATTTGTTCCAGCAAATTGATAGCACTGGCTATCACATTACTAGCACGGCTCTCTATCACTAGATGGCGCTCACGCTCAACATACATTGAGTCCAATTCTTCTAACAAACTTCTGGTGCGTTTTTGCATTTGAGTCAGTGACCTTTGAGTTATTTATTTGATTCAGTTTGTTTGAGAAATTGATATTGCAACAAATCGTAGCGGGTTTGGGGGATTTTGCAATTGTCGATAGACCATGCACGATCCTGTTCTGTTAAATTGTTGTTGTGTTCAAATTTAAACACAGCATAGGCCCAAAACCATGGATTTTGCCTCAACATTTGATCAGTAATGGGTGCCAAAATATCCTGCATTGATGTGGCGTCATCATCTGCCAGAGCAATCGGCAGTTGTAATTGGGCATATTTTTCTGCAAATGCACGACGATTGTGATCAAATGCCAGGCCAAGGTGTTGATCTAACAAATCAGCAAGATACTCTGGCTTGGTCAAACGATCAAAATCAATGATATTGGCAATGTTATTTGTTGCAATATCTCTGTGTATTCTATCAAAATATTCCTTGATCAGACAGTAGCACTTGTCGTACCAAAATACAGTATCATCCGCCCAATTGACCAAGTCAAATCCAGGAAAGTCCTCCGGCAACATTTTTTTCATAAAAACATTATAGATAGGATTGTAGATATTGTGTGTCGGCAAAATCCTAAATACCAAATCTGACAGCGCAACTTGATCCACACTGTGAGTCACAATGACCTCTAGCCCTGGGTGAGGTTGGCCCATAAGGTCTGACATTTTAAAAGCAACCATGTCTAACGGATGATTCAGCAAGAGAGATCTAAAAAAATGTCCACCATGACCTTCGCAAAATACAATTGTTATTTTCATTCACAAATCAATCTATACAATTCAGCATCAAAATCCATGATACTAGTATGGTGCAAGGCATCGTGTTGTTGAATCACCGAAATCAATTTTTGCACGTTGCCGGGTGTGTAAGATCGCACCGCATCTTGAGCACGAATTGATCCACGGAGCAGTATGTCCTGCTTGAGGGCTGACGTGAGATGATTCAAACTGTAATCACCAAAAGCCTGATGATCAATCAATTCAATTGGGTCGCCGAATCTAGTCAGCAGATAATTATCATGCCATTGATCCAGCAGGTGCAATCTTCTAATATTCAGTATACTCACAGTTCGATTGATACTGGGAATGATATTGTGTGGCATGTTGTCCAAGAACAGTTGCCAATTTGTCTGGCATTGTGCCCATTTTGCAGGACATCGTTGATATTCAAATCCTGCCTCTACGTCATCAATGCTAAATCTAGCCAATACCAATTTGAACTTCAAGAAAAAATTTGACATCTTTGCAGTCAATGGCACAGTACCATTGGTACTGAACCTAAGTGTGCATTTGGAAAAATCAATTTGATTTTCCAACTTCTCAAGATATCGAATCATGTTGTTGTTTAACAATGGCTCTCCACCCGAAAAATTTATTTCTTTCACGTGCGTCATGTCAACGGATCCAAGCACGGACACAAATTTATCAATTGACACATTGTAATCTTGGTGAATTTTGATTTGTTTGAGTTTGGCCCAACTACTACTTCTGTTTTCATCGCAAATTTTACAAACAAGATTACAATTCAGATTAGGTGACAAATCCAACACCAATGGATCGCGGTGGTCATGTGATAAACCATACTGCTCATTGGCTCCTTGCCGATAACTTTTTATGTTGGCATTTTCTTGATCAACGCAAGTGGCACATGCCACTGGGTCTATATCATAACCACTATTACTTTTGGGATTGTTGTAATTGTAACAGCAAGTGCCCAGGCCTTTTGAGTGCAAAGTCAATCCGTGTTGCATCAACACACACTGTTTGATCATGGCTCAAGGATCCATAAATTGTGATCTACCTCTTGAATATCAAATTTTATCATGGGTCGTACCTGGTCCACTAGCCTGTGTTTGAGATGATTGTGTTGCACATAGCGAGGCTCAAAATTGATAACGGTTGTAGATTGCACCCAGACTTGAATAAACTCAACAAATTGCTCAACGGTGGCATATCTCAAAAACCAAGAGTATTTAAACACAACCGGATCGGCTGTGGATATATAGGTGGGCCGATGTGTGAATATGTCAGGCTCAACATGGCATGAGGGCCAGTAGTGTTTGGCAATTTCATCTGACTCTAGGCAAGTGGTAGCAATACCAAATTGTTTAAAATACCAACCAGCACAATCAACTAGTGTTAGCCTTTTATCAGGCAGATTATTCAGTATCCAATGGTCAGTGCTGTCAAGCACATATCTTTTGCCATGTCGTGTTTGCCGCCATTGTTTTAGATTGGGTCTACTCAGATGATACAATCGCCACTGTTGAACAGCCCTAATAGGTCCTTGGTCCAGATAAGATGTTATAACTTGCATAGTCTGTAACAATCCATTGGGTGCGCGGCAACCATATGATTGCCGTCCACTTGATCAAAAGTATGAAGTCTTGTGAATCGAGGATCACAATACTGCATTAGACAGTCCAACGATTCCTCAATTGTATCAGGCAATATCATGTCAAAATCATGACTGATCACTTCGTAACGATTGACTGCTACATAGGCATAATCAAAGTCTTTCGTAATTTCTTTTACCTTGGTTACCAGCCTTTTAGTGGTCATGCGATGCAGGTGTTGACCAAACAAAATTACACCTTGAGCCCGGCCATCGGTGATGCAAAAATGCTGTTGGCATATCAATTTGAACCTGGTATTGTCTCCCAGCCATTTCCAACAAATAGTATTGTGATTTTTTACAAAATCCAACATTACTTGCTCTTGCGCAAGAATATCTGTGGGCCGTACACCTGCGAATCCACCTAGTTGTTGATCACGCCAACTATTGTAATCAAACACTGCTGTTATCCACTGGTTTTGATTTGTCCCAGCAACGTCTTTAGTTTGGCACTTTGCACGTCGGCAGTGATCTTGGGGGCTTCTAGATCAAAGTCTTCTCGAGGTCGAGCACGTTCCCAGGGCGGGTTACTGGACTCGCCTTCTTCTGCGGATTTGACTTGACTTCGGGCCTTGATTGAATCCATGATGCTGGGTTTGGCACCACCACGGAAGTTGTCCTTCTCGTCTCCGCCCTCATCTGTGATACGCATGGTTTCGATGTTGTATTCCAAGTCAATCTTTTGTCCTACACCTGTTGAACTCCGACTCTTCATACATTGTATTTGATACTTGCCACGCTCTTTCATTGCTCTACTTGTAAAGATACCAAACACGTTGTCTGCTGTGTTAATCTTTGAAATACCACCTGAAATATGCGAGTGATCAAACTCTACTTCTTCCACAGCCGACCGATTCAACTGCGACGCTGTGACCATCAACACAGCCAGTTCTTTGGCCAAGTTACGCAGTTCTTCACTCACATACTTGTCTTTCACAAACAAGTCATTGGGGCTGACTTTTGCACTCACCGGCATCAACAAGTCCAAATAGTCAATCATCACAAAGTCCACTCGCTTGCCTGTTTGAATTTGATATTCTTTCAAATAAGCACGAATGTCGTTGATGTTGCTCTGTGCTGGCAGGCCTTTCACTTGATAGTTGCCGGACTTTTTGGCCACTAGTTTGACCTTGAGTTCAGTTGTGTCCATGTCACGACGGATGTCTTTGGTACTCATGTTGGTCAACATGGCATCAGTACGCAAACTTGTGAGTTCTTCTGAAAGTTCTAGTGTGATATAAACACCACTCAAGCCTTGTTGCAACCAGTTGAGCGCAATGTTCATCATGACCAGACTCTTACCTGAACCAGAACCACCTGCAAAGATATTGAGTTCACCACGCGAAAATCCGCCATACAGCAGTCTGTCCAGTTGTGGCCAACCTGTGCTTACTTGTCCACCCGAGTTGAAGTATTTTTCAATGCGAGACTTAGGATCAGCAAAGTAATCCGTGCCCATGTCTTTGGTAAGTGAAATTTGTACTGCATCTTTGATAAGTTTTTCAACGGGTTCAAACTCGCCCTTCTCCAACAAGTCTGCTGATTTTAAAATAGCACGCTCAAGTTCTTGACGTCGAGTAAATGCTTCAAACTCGCCCATGAACCAGTCAAAGTGACCTTCGTTTAGGTCTGGCACGGGTGCAAGTCGAACACCAGTGGTTGCAGATATTTGTGACCTGTCGGGCATGGTCTTGTGTTTGTCTGAGTGTTCTTTGATAAACTCAGCCGCTGGTCTCAAACTCTTGTCAAAGTTCTGCGGGTTATAGATGTTTTGAACACGCACATAACTTGTTGCGTCTTCCAACATCATCTCTAGAAATAGTCGTTGGACGTCAAGTCCGTATTCTTTTAACAAGTTGTCGTTTCCTTATTTCTATTTTGATCTTACTGGTTTCTCTTGCGGCCATAATAGTTAGCAGGGCTCCCAGTCTGCCCAGTTTTATCACAGCGTCATTGACGTCTTTACATCCTTCTGGCCATTCGGGTATGCTCACTGCCCAGCCCAGTTCCTGAGCACGGTCAATCAGTTCCACACCTGCTGTGTCTTGATCAGGTACCACAGTGACTTCACGTCCAAGACTGCGTATCAATCTTGCTTGACTGTCACTAATGGTATTATGCATCACAGCAAGCCCACCAATTGAAAGTGCATCAAAGATACCTTCCATCACAAGTACATGTTGCCAATCTGAGTGTTGTAAGTCTGTGCCAAACACATATCCCGGTTGTGAGTGATTGATGTACCGTGGCTGTTTGTCATCTAGGAATCTAGCACACCAGCCCACCACCCGATTGTCGTATGTAAAAGGCACCAACACAAATGGTCTGACCCAATGAACTCCATCGTTCTTGATTGCAGTCATTATAGGAAAGTCTTCGGGCACATGACGTTGCCTGATATAGTTCCAGTAGAGAGGATGTTCCGGTGTGACCACTTCTGAAAAAGGCGGAAAGTCATCCGACTCTTCAAACTTGATGTCACTGAGTGTGTTGAATACTCGTTGTCGGTCTTCAATGATGCCGTGTATGCTACGATGACGCAGGCTTTCGAGATTCAGCATGTCAATCTCACTGTCGGGCACACCCATCCATGACAGCAATCTCTTGGCCTTGAAACTCACTGTGCGACCTAGAACAAAACTGGCTGTGTAGGCACAGTTGAAGCAGTGATAACTCCACCCTTGTTCGGTTACCTTGATACCACCACGTCCACGTCGATCCAGGCTGTTGCTATTATGAGTACAACACACCGCATTGAAACTCAGCCAGCCTTGTGGACTGGGTTTTCTTTTCGCAGGCAGGTACTGAAGTATATCAAGCATTGCTACATTGTAGCAGAATCTATGGTAGAAATCAACTTGTTGGCAATCATTTCGTGCCCAATTTCGTTGGGATGGCCACCGGGCATAATCAATTCGCGCTTTTGATTTCCTGGGTGATCACGAAACCACACGGTGGTTGCAAAGCCGGGCCAGATCTCTGTTGGGAGATTCATTTGATTATCAGCCGGCATGATATGAAACTGCATGACGGGTATGTTGCGTCTGGCTGCTATGCCATCAAAGAACATCAGGGTCTGCATGTGATTGAGTCTAGCCAGTTCTGCACAATTGGTCAGGACCAACTGCTGTTTGATCATGGTTCTGAACTCTTCGGGTACAACACTGGATCCATATTCTACCCAGGTAGAGTGTATGAACTTGTTCCAGGGAGGATCATTGGAGTAACTGCGGTGATTGGGATTGTAAAAACTCAGTCGATCCGAATCAGTATGTCCTACCAGCACTAGGCAATCTTCTGGCACAGATTCATGTTCCAGCCACCACTGAAAAGTCCAGATAGAACTCTGCATACTTCCGCCCGGCACACCAAAATTTTCTACGGGTACAGAATAGTGTTTGCCCAGTAATCCTAAAAAGTTATGACTGTTGCGATAGTCATCGTTTTGATGCCAGCATGTGTGTGCGTCAGAATGCTGTTGAATCAGCGCAGGATCCAGCAACTCATCTCCGTACATCCAGGAGTCACCAAACCCTACAATTTTTTTAAATGTCATCTACTAAGTATGTCTACGATAGCGCCGGTTGAAATAACCACCTGAACAGCCTGATTTGGATTGGCCGGTCCGGGCACGTAGCCAGTGCCTCCTTCAATAACATTTATGGCACTTACTATGCCATCGGAGATTTCTGCCTCGGCCACAGCACCTGCACCAAAGCCAATGATTGATACCTTGGGTGGTGCTAGATATCCATTGCCCGAATTAACTACAGTGATGCCTGTGACCACACCATTGGCCACTGTGGCATTGGCTGTGGCCATACTCACAATCTCTGCACCCGAATAACTGTTGATGGCCAAGCGCAACAAGGGATGGTAACCCAACACATTGATATAGTCTTGACCAGTTCTGTTGAGATAGGTGTTGATGTTGCTGACATCGTACCAGATACTTTCGTAATTTTCGGCTGCCTGGGCTTTGACGTTGCCAGTAAAGTGATCCATGGTCAACTGGAAAGTGGTTTGGCTGGCACCGACTGTGGGCACATGACTGGTGTAACGTTCGGGGTTGGGAGTTGTGTTGCCAATACTGGGCGGATTGAGAGCCCAGTCTGGATAGTTGCCAGCATTGACCGGATTTAAATAAATCTCTGGGCCATATATGGTGGGTATGGTCACAGTGTGACTGGGCACAAATTCTGGCAGTACACTATCTTGGATATCCACGTCAGCACGGGCCTGTGCTTGTGCATTAACAAACACTGCTTCTGTCAAATTACCGCTGGTTCTATCTATGGAGTAACTGGCAGGCTCTGTTGGCAATTCTGTAGTTTCTGCTGCCAACAGAGTCACCTTGGCACGACCTGTTACAGAATTGAGTATGACCATGGGCTTTTCCAGCAGTTGAACGTCTCCTGGCAGATTGATCAATCTGAACATGAGATCACTACCGGTGATGTTCACTGGTTTTTGGTCTTGGTTGACAAATTCAAACAAGATCACGTTATCCACGCCCTTGTTGATTGTTAGTTTTTTTGCGTACACTGGTTCCCACCTCCGGACAAACGTATCACCCTCGCCTGAAGTGTCGATTAATAAAATTCTCTGGATCTGTTGATAAATGTAGGCGGTGGTTGAATACATAGTTCCAAATATTTACCTAAAAGTTTACTGTATAAATAAACCGAATGAAACTTATGGGCAGTGACTTATTTCAAAAATTAGCGGAAAAATATCCCTTTATAACCCTGTGCATCTACGCCAGTAACGAGTATGTGGGCATAGTACAAAATCGCGATGATGCTATCACCACCATCTACGACTTTGGGGCTGTGCAAGATACGGAACAAAAACGCAGGTTTATAGATCTGGCCAACACCTGGTGGTGGGAAAGCAATCGTAGCATACCTATCAATATATTCTTGCGCGGGGAATGGGACCTGTTCCGTCCCACACTCAGAACATTTGCCAACAAAGATTTGGAAATTCTGCATGGCCCCATATGCAGTTTGAACGACATTGCTCGCAAAAAGAGCAAAAGAAAGAGTATTACGCTTGTACGTCGGGTTGATTGAGCAAATTCATATGAAGCGCAACCAACATTGCGTAACTTATTGAATGACTCTTTTTAAACACAAATCCTTGACTATCATCTCCGTCCCAAACACCGGCAAATACTTCTGCCCAAGGGCGTGTTTGTAAGTGTGCTTTGCCTGGACGAATGATACTGATAAAAGCCGCCATCCTAGGGATTGAATCTGGTCGCATATTGGCCAGCAAATCTGTATAATTGCCCACGTGTACCAATTGACGTGCCCACTCACAATCAGTCCATAGTCTTTCCCATGGGGGTGTTGTAGACAACATTTGCTCGTAGTGTACAGGATCCTGAACCAATTGGTACACACTCATGTTCAAAAAGTCCAGTTTGAAGTATCCACGCTGTTCAGCAGTTTCATAATCTAGTGCCGCACAGCGATTGACAGGATCCTGTGGTATATTGGTTACATACACACCCGAGTTGTGCTTTCTTCCATTGCTTTGTCGTGCTGGAGTGTGCTGAATCAATTTCAGCACATAATCTCTGTTGGCAAAGTCAATGTCAATGTCTGCGCTCATTCTTGCACCAATGCTGTCACAATACGAACCTGCTCTTGGGCCTTTTCAACTGCCGCAACTGCGTCTGCCACAGCAGGATGGTCTTTGGCCAAGGCCTCAAGTCTTTTTTCTTCTGTCATTTGTCGATGTGCCCATTCTATTGCTGCCTCAGCATCTGGGTTTAGACCTACACTTACATGTGGCATGTTTAGTTCTAACCAACTGCTGCCGTCGTATACTTCCAGGCGCTGACCGCTGGTGTTGAATCGTAAGTTACCAACACCCTGGGCGTGTGGGTTGCCATTTACATAGGTGCTGGCGCTTCCGCCTATCACTTGCATATAACGTCCACTCTGATGAATTGCTTTGATCATGTTACCATCCTGCTTGTTTCAATATTTCTTTGGCATACTCCTGGTCCGCTGGGTAGTTTGCAAACTTACGTTGCCAAGCATCTGAGTCAATGTAGGGCCATATCATGGCCACTTGTTCTGAACTCAGTTCACTCAAGAACCGTTGTCCTGATTCTGAATTGTATATCACCCAAGGTGAAATACGTCCGGCTGTGACAGCATAGCACAAGGCATTGGTGTTGCCATAACGCATCCAGTCATGTGCGGGGTTGCCTGTTTCCTCTGCCCATCTCATGCTGTATTCTACTGCTCGAGCCAAGGCATCCGCCACTGCTTCCACACGCAGATATTCCACAAGATACTCTGTATAGATGTTGTCACTGCACCAGTGATCAATTTTCTTTTGTGCCTTTAGCAACCAGGTCATGAAACGTTCAGGTGCTACCACACGGGTGTTGACACAATAGTTTCCAAATTTCACAAACGCTCGGTAGTAGGGCGAGTCGCAAAAGTCATCGTGCGTTTTGTTCTTTGCTGAGCCTTGCATGGTTTCGTAGAACCGGATATAGGCCTGGAACCCCATGCGCACACCTGCTTCATCTCGTGCTAGACGTCTACGCTTGGGTTCACATGCATGAACTGCTATGCTAGTTTCTCTAGCAAATGTTTTCTTACAATACTCGCACGTGAATGTCATTTCTTATCATTACCTGCTTGCTTATTGTATTCGTCTATTTCTCGTTGTGTGGTTATCTGCGCCATGACATCTATTTCGTCATCTTTGTAGTCTGGATACATGGTCACAAGTGCTTTGCGTTTGGCACTGAGTCCGGATTCTTTTTTGCGTGGTGCAATCCACGGATGTCTTGGTGTGCCCAGTCCTGGGCTCACACTTGTGGCCATGAGCCATTGCAGTTGCGGATGTTTGGCCACATCAAAGAAGTGCTTGTTCAATCGCTCGTTACAACTGATAACATAAAACTCTTGTAGATCACGTGATCCTTCTACTGACGAACCCCAACGTATCATGAGATAGTTTGAAAACTTTTTCTTTTCTTCTGGGGTCAAGTCGTCATAGAATGATCTGACCTTGCGGTCAAACATACGCATCTCGTTGGCAATGTTTAGTTTATCGCTCATCAGTTTTACTCAATTGATAGATCATTATAGCACGTTCCAGTGCATCTTGTAAAGTGGGATTGGTCCGTGCCTCGCGCCGAATATTGCCCCACAGTCGATCTTCCCGGATATGATCATGCAAGGGTCTACCATCTGGAGTTCTTGAGTCGTAGTCTATCCGGTGTCCTGTTATAGGATCGTACTCGCGACCACTTTCATACCCCACCACCTTTCGTGTGCTGGGATCGGCGCCAAACTCTCGAGCATAGATTATACCATCAGCACGTTCGTAGATATACTTGGTGTCTGGCTTGAGTGCTCCCATTACCAGGCCCGGTTGTAGTCCACTATCTCGCAGTTGCGACTGACGTCTTTCACAAAGTACACACAGTCTGGAGTCGCACTGTCATCTATGGGCACACACAACATTTGACCGTTCTTGAGTTTGGGTGCATACCATGCCACTTCTTGATATACATCCACAATCTCTATGTTAGGGAAGGAGGGGCGGAAACTGCTCAGTGGATTGAATTGGAACGCTCGGAATCCACGATCATTGATTGATGTCAGTGGCAACATTTCCAAATCGCCCACATCCGGCTCACCAATTAGTATTTGCCAGTCCACAGGCATTCGTATTCTATTGGTGCCTATCTGCAATATCAAGGCAGGTGCATTGAAACTTTCCAAAAAGATCAGTGGAATATAGTGATAGTCTGGATTGGCAGGATCAGAGTTGTCTAATATTGCAAATCTCATGTCTTCTACCTGTTCAGGCAGATGATCTAGATCGTAAGGAGCGTTGTCGAGTGTTAGTATGCGCATGTTTAGATAATACAGGATTTATATTGAAAAGTCAAGCAATTTTCATCCACTCAAGTTTTTCTGAACTGAATGGATAGTTGGCTTCTCGATAAAAAGTTTTGCGTTTGGTTAGGTGCCGCTTGGCGAACTTGCAGGTTGAGGTGATGTCCCATATTTGCACATGATCTTTGTCTTCGGCTTTTCTTATGCCGCGTCCAATGCTCTGGATAACACGGACAAAACTTTTGCCGGGTTCAATAAGAACCAAATTAAAAATCCTAGGGATATTAATACCCACAGCGGCAACACCATAGGTAGCCACAATAATCTTATCAGTGCTGTCTGCAACTTCATCATATTCGTCTTGTCTGTCTTTTGCTTTGGTTGCACCTGACACAAACACAGCACGATCGCCCAAGCGTTCTACTAGAGCATGTCCTGCTGCCACCCGGTCCACAAGCACCAAGGTGTTGCCTGTTTCATTTACTTTTCTTATGAGTTCGGCCATGGTATCCAATCGGCCTGGCTCTTCCAGCAGGTACTTTAGTTCTGCTTGATATTCTGCATACTCCACATGATCCACCAACTGCACAATGTTCACATGACAGTTGGCCAATACACCTTGCTGTTGCAGTTCATTGGCACTGAGCCTGCCAATGACAGGACCAAGGCTGACCAACAGGGCTTGGCTTTCAAACTTCTCTTTGGGTATGGTTCCGGTCAAACCCCAGCGAATTGGCACTCTTGACATTACGCTTGTGAGCAAGGTTTTGAGTGCATCTGCTTTGGCCATGTGTACTTCGTCCACAATAACACATACCACGCCTTCCAAGAACTCGCCAATGGTCACTTCGCCTGTGCCGGCTTTGGTATTCTTCAACAACACATTCAAACTCTGCCAAGTGCAAATTGTATGTTGGCGCCCATATTCTTTTCTATCGCCAAAGAACACGCCCACATCCTGTTGCATGTTGATGTAGTCTTTTTCTGTCTGTGTCACAAGACTCTTGTTGGGCACAATCACAATTGATCGTCCATACGGTGCCACAGCATTTGACAGGGCCGCTGTCATGATGGTCTTGCCTGCACCAGTGGCCACTTCTTGCAGGCACTGTGGATTGGCTAGAAAGTTGTTGACAATTTCCACTTGGTAGTCCCGCATGACAATGGGTTGACCAACAGCAGGGTGACCTTTGGGCCACTTGATATGTGCAAATGAATCTTCACGCACTTGTTCAAATGCAAATGTAGTTGAGTACTCTCTTTGGTCATCCAGTTCAATATCATAATCAAACTTCTCCAGTATGGGAATGATTTCAGGCAAAAGATTAGTGTATGTGCTGCCACCCATTTGGAAATAACTGACCTTGCCATCCCAACGTCCTAGTCGCACTGCCGGCAGATACCTAGCATAAGGTACGTCATATTTGAAAGCCGTGACCAAGGCCTTGCGTACATCTAGATCTAGGCCTTCTAGTCGGATGTTGACTTCATCACGTATGATAATGGTTGCTTTTTTCACAGAAGTTTTGTAGTTAATAACATGCTAGTATTACATAATTGTCTGGCTGTGTCAAGTTTTTGTTCATGATCGCCCTGGCTGTGGCCAATTGCTCAAGTCCTTCAACGTTGCCCAATGGCACTTGAGTATATGTCATTGCTATATTGTGTTGAGCACAATAGGCCACAAACTCACTAGGATATTCTTGAACATAAGGTTTGACCAAATTGATAGATATTGCAGGTCCAAAATGTTTCCATTGATTCAACTCATGATCATTGGGACTCAATTCAAAGTTAATGAATTTTTCCCATGAACTCCTGCCATGGTCAATATAATCAAGCATGACATTAAAAACTCCCATTGGGAAGGACTGTCCAAAAAACGGATTGGGCTGTTGCCAATAATCTATGCCTCTCAGTCTGTATCTAAAGGAATTTTCCAACACATGAATCTGTCTATTAAGTGCATGATAGGATTCAAAAAGGTGCGAGTCAACTTTGTACAACAATGTGTCAATGCCCGGATATGTTTGATCTATGCCGATCCATTCTTTATGCAATTGATTTAATTGACGTTGATCAAAAAAATTATTTGGTTTACCTATCTCATTTGTTTTTAATTTTTTAAATATGACATTGAGATTGTCAAGATTTTTCTGAATTTCTTGAATCATAGGATCAACTGATCTTGATTGATGCTCTTCTCGAAAACTGTTATTTCTAAATTGAGTTTGATGTTCAATACATTTTGTCACGTACCATTCTGCCAGTTCAGGATGGGTAGCAACAATATCAAAATAGTCTCCAGTTTTGGTCCAGGCAAGTTTGAGTTTCATAGTAGTTAGTAGTATATACTTATTGCGTTAACAAGTCAAAAAAACAGGTACCTTTTTAAGGGTACCTGTTGCAAAAGGATCGCCGGGCTAGTAAGAGTTAGCGATCCCGATCTGGAGTATCACACTAAATCTTGCGTACAACATATCCTTCGATTCGATAGTATTCTACTTCTTCTACATCGTTGGTTGTAAACAACAAAAAGTCACCATCATAAATTTCATACATCAGTAGGTTTCCTTTACAATATCAAATTGATCTGCGGGCCATTTGGCTCGGAACTCTTCGCTCCGGACATAGTCGTTGTAGCCTTTGGCGTCAAAGAATGTTTTGCGAAAAACACTTTGGAGTTGGCCTTTGGGAGTTACTGTTAGGTAAACCGATTTTGCTTTGCCTGCCATTTCAATCTCCCAAAAACAAAATTACAAACGATAAGAACAGTGCCCACCCTAGGTGTCCTAGCATCAATAACATGAGTACACCAATCCAGGCCATATCAGACTCCTAAGAACATGTTAACAAGTTCTGAATTGATCAGAACTTGTGATGGTAATTGTACCAAGGTGGGTGAGGTTTGTTTCTCCAACCTTGAAGCACCCAGTATCTGGATAACATACATATATCGTTTTGCCCTTGATTGCAAAAACCTCACCCACCTCATCTTTGTGTATTTTACCGTTTTTAATTATGGTATCATATGCACGTTTGTCGGTAGTTTCCATTACCTTGTCGCCAATTTTAAATCCCACATTGCCTGGCAAGTTTAGTTGTCGCAACCTAAATCGTTTCATTATGGCACTTGCCACATCAGGGTGTCCCATTATTTCTGCAATCTCTGCACAGTCTTGAGCAGTCAGGTACACAGTCCGACGACCATTGCCTTCCTTGTAGTCATCGTTTTTGTATGTGTAGGCCCAGGTTTCTGCCTCGTATGTAATGTGGTCATACCAACCGTCAACTGATGTATAACTCATTTAGATTCCTTTTGTGTGTTAATAAGACTACAGTTTAGCAAATTAGAAATTACTAGTCAACTGTAAAAAGTAACCCTGTGCTAGACAGGGTTATCTTACACAATCAGGCACTCTTCATACAAGTGGTCTCTGCCAAACGCTTCCAGTTCAGCACTGACATCTTGCGCAAGTCTGCAATCTTGAGAGCCATACGCAAACTCAATTCACGCAAACGATCTTTGTTGGTGTGCATAAAGTCAATGATGTCGTCTTGCACGGCTTCATCAAAATCATAGTCTGCAAACAACACACCATCTTTGGCAATCTGTTTGATACGCAACAATTTGTCACGCTGTGAGTCAAGTGTCAAGTCCAGATAGTGACAACGGCTTTGGAGTGCATCCAAGTGGTCACGCAATTTTTGCGACTTCATTTGATCAAACTTCAAGTTGGTAATGAAAATAACACTACCTTTGAACTCGAAACGATCTGGGATGCCTTCACGACGCAGGGCACTGGACTCCGACAACCATGAAATGGTACGTTTCTTGCCAGAGTCTAATGCGCCCTTCAGCAAGTTAAGAGCCACGTCATCCAGCAAAATGCTATCACAGTCATCAAATACTAATACGCAATTGGCATCAGAATATTTGTAAAGTGTTTGGAACAGGCCAATAGGAGTGGCTGAGCCTTTGACAACTTCTGCGCGAAGTTTCTTGCCGGAGATCTTGTCAAACAAGCAGGCCTTTTCAATTTCTTGTTCCACACCAAAGGATTTACCAACCCCAGGAGGACCACTCACAATCATGGCACGGATGTCACCGGCTGTGGCAGCCTTGGTCATTTCTGTAAGAATGTCAAAACGTTCACGGATACGTGTCATTGCATCCTCGTCACTCTCGGTAACTGGAACAGATTTTTCAAAGTGTATGGTGTTGGGTTGTGTCATGCCGTTAGTATACTCGATGTCTGAGATGTTGTCAACTGAGATACGGATCGTATCAGGGCAGTTAGGAAAGGCACCGCCATTTTTCACAGTGACAAAGTTACCTTTGGCACCTGTTTGGAAACCGCTCACAAGAACAAACTCTTGATTACGGACGGGTCGGTTACGGTATGTACCGTTTACTACTCGAATTGCACTCATGGTTACTAGCCCTTTTGTGTGTTACTAAGTCTATATTATAGTGGATTTTGGATTATTGGTCAACTACGCTAAAAGTATTACTTTTTGGCGATTTCGTCAACTTTTTGATTGTATTCCAAGCGGCTCAGCACCACTTGATACATGCAATAGATCAAAAATGTAATACTTCCTACTGACAGAATTTTGGCAATTTCACTGGCAGTTAGGCCTGCTAACAAAAGTTGTAGTCCGATTGATACGGACACTATCACGGCAAGAATTCCTGCTGTCTGTAATGCGGCTTTGATCTTGATATTCATTTTGGGTTCCTTTTTTGTTTGTATGCCACTATTGTAGCAAATTTACAATTGCTGGTCAAGTGTCAAAGAAAAACCCTGCACAGGGCAGGGTTATTGCAAAAGTAGTATTTTTAATTGATAATACTTTGGGTTTAGTTTTTAAACACTATAGTAAGTCATGGCCACTTGGTAGGCCACTGACTCATTGTCCATAATCGGCAAGGATCCAGAACCGGTATTAACATTATCTGAGAAATTAAATCTGTCTAAGGGATCTGCTGGCTCTGGAGTCCAAACTGGCTGATTGGCATACCTTACTGGAGCAAATTGGCCGACACTTCCTGGCCCCATTTTGTATGCAGGAGGAGAAATTTCAATATTTTCGGCATAGATTGCACTGTAGTTTGTTAGAGTTGACTGTAGACAAATGTCACCTCCCGAAACTGCTATCCCAATGTCGACTGGAGTTGTATATTGACCGTATTGATTAGCAGTGCCTGGTGGTATAGGCTGATCGGCTACATCTAGATCAAATTCAACCAAACCAAATGGCTCAGTATAGTAATGAACATCTCCTGGAACAATAGGATTCATTGTTTGTGCCAATGCACCAGAAAATACTTGTGTGCCACCAGCGGTGACTGTCACCTGCGCCGATAATCCGTCATCTGCGGCCACTTGAAATAGCATTCGAACTTGTTTTGTACCCATAATTGGTAACTCCTTTTGATTTATTTATGTTAAACTTGAATATCTTCCATTCCTGCGGTTCTTAGGCGCACCACATGACCCATTTGCCACTGTTTGGTATCTAGGCCTTTGAGAATACCCAGCCAGCGATTGCGCAAATAGGCCACCTCATTTATGATGGTTTCGTAGTCAATCACTTCATCCTCGCCATCTGTGTACTTTTCAGCGTCTCTTGAGGTCAGCGCACGAGCATAGTTTTCCATGTATTTTTGGAAATGTTTCCTACGTATTTTGCGTAGTTGAATATTGAGATAGTTTAACACCGCTTCAATCTCTTGCAGTTGATTGAAACGGTGCTCGGTAATGCCGGGCAGGGCTGTGATATTCTTTTCAACTATGCCGTAGATTTTGCAGTCCTTTTTGGCATCATCAAGTTCACGCTCGTAGTGACTTATAAAGTCTGGAATAGCGCCTAAACTGGCAACTACGCGGCTATACCACATCAGTTTTCCCAGTCTTCGTCTTCGTCGTAATCCTCGTCTTCAGGCTCTTCTTCATCATCTTCTACATAATCCTTGTCATTATCAAGATATGCAGTCAATGCACGTTTGATATCGGAGTCGCCTTTGAAGGCGTCACGGATGTCTTCTACATCCGAATCATTATCCATCAAGATTTGAATCACAGTTTCAGCGGCTTCGGCACGATCCACTGTGTTTACAAAACGCTTGAGTTCTCCCCAAATTTCACTGGCTATTGCTTCACTCATCAGTTGTTTCCTCCGGAGTACTTACCTCTGCTTTCTGATTTCCAAAGTCTGCCATGACCCGGTCCAAACATCCGTCATCATTCTTTTCCCAGGCTTTGCGAAACTTCTTGATCACTTCGCCGTCACTTGTGGTAAACACCAGACTGTTGCCTTCGCGCTTGAGCATTTCTTTCTTTTCAATCAAGTCAACCAAGCCCGAGTATGGACTCATGCCTGTTGTGTAGGGGATCTTGACCTGCACACCTTCAAAAGGTTTGGCATAGCGTGTTTTCATGACTTTGCAGCCGGCACGGATACCGTTTACGTCTGACACTTTGTTGCCATCCTCGTCTTCTTTGAGTTTCATTTTCTTCATGGCGACCACAATACTTGATGCATAGATAAAACCTTGGCCTCCGGAAATCTTGTCATCCGGATCAAACATGTCTTGGCTGGCGTATGTGTGGTTGGTACAAACCAGGCCCACGTTGTAACTTCCAAACATGTTGACACAGTTACGAACCAAGGCAGTGAGTGCTTTGGGTTTGCGCCCAAGATCGCCCTTCATTTCGCCTGCATCAAACTGGTTGACGTCTGTGGGTGTCAACAACATACCCAATGAGTCAATCACAAACATGACCTTGGGACGCTCACCTTCGGGCAAGGCCTTGTAGTCGCTCATGAATGTGGAGATGGTCTTGGCCACATCGTCAATCATGGCCATACTCAACTTGAGTAATTTGCTTTCACTAGTATCAACTCCAAGTGCTTTGAGCCAGTCTTCGTCCAGTGCGTTTTCTGAGTCGATCAGCACCACAAAGATGCCTTGTGTTTGTGCGTTCTTGATAATGTTGCCTGAACAGATATAACTTTTGCCTGCACCAGAATCACCAGCAAACACCGTGACCTTGCCCAGGGGAATGCCACGGTTGAAGTCTCCTGATATCAAGTAGTTCAAGGCATAGTTGCCTGTGGAAATCCAATCAGTTGGATCGTTAAAGCCAATTGACAGGCCGTCAATGCTCTTGGTAATTTCCTTGCGGAACTTGCTTACGTCAAATGGTTTTCCCATGGTCTATGTCCTTATAAAAATCTTTAAAAATTAGCCTACTGTCCTGACCTCTACGCTGATCCATTTCAGATATCTTGTCAACTGATAGTTGAATATTTTTCTCAAATGGAAGATCAATGTAGTGTAGCATATTTTGATAACTGTCTTCAAGTAGGTAACCAGGCTTTTGGTTGATTCTGTCCTGCAATTTGCTCTTTACAGAGTTTAACACATTGCCGGGCAGATGTCTAATGTTTAGGTGGTCTGGGCCCAGCAATGCTCCTATTACAAAACTGTTGTGGTGAAATCCCTGCTGTTTCAAAAAGTCCACACAGTCAAATATGCTGTTGTAGTTCAACAAGAAGTGCAACATGTTGAATGATATCTTGTGCCCCAACTGTTTGATCGTGGCAAGATTATCCAGGAAGTCAGTCCAGGATCCGCCATAGCGAATGTATTCAAATTCTTCGCCCATGGTCTCCACGCTCACAGTCCAGTGTACGTTTGGAAATTCACACACAGCCTCGAACACTCGAGTATCAACTTTGCTTAGATTGGTGTTTATCCGGATGGAGGTACTGGGATCCAATTTCTCCAACAGCAGGAGATTTTCTTTCATCAACAGCGGCTCACCACCTGCAAGATACACATGTTGCAGTTGACCAGCATGATCATAGATGTAATTTTTAAAATCAGTCACCTGTTGCTGTGATGGCACAGCATGACGAATCTTCAATTCATCACTCCATTTGCTACTAAATTCCGGATTGCAGTAAACACAAGCAAAATTACACAGATTAGACCAACGCACATCAATGGCTTGTAGATCAAAACGACCCACTTGATATGTTGCAGTTGGTGTGTTTTTGAGTTCACGTATGTAAAATACTCGATCGCTGATGTGATCAAATCCTCGTTTGCCACGTTCCAGGTCAATACAGGTGTGACAAGTGGCCACTGGCTCATGATCAACTATGTGCTGTTGTCTAGGTTGATTATTAGCGATTAGAATTTGATCAATGGGCTGGTCTTTGATATTGCCAAGTGGTCCGGCACTGCGAATACAGTTTTTGACAACACCATCAAAGTTGTACATCATACCAGTCCAGGGCATGGGACAGAAATGTGGGTTGGTCAGCATATCTTTAGGGGTCATTGGTATATTGGCCCTAGTGAAATGTCGTCTATGGTCAGTGCATTTGCATGTGCCATTTCTAACATGGCCATCAGTGTGTTGGCCCAGATGTCAACATCAGCCGCAGGAGGAACTGTTTTGTCGGCACTGGTGGCTATATTACCTGGACGAACTATAGTCATCTTGATCCCAAGTTGACGATGCCGTAGTTGTTTTACTGCTTCTTCAACAGCAACTTTTTGAACACGATAGGCATCCATATCTAGACCAGGTAGTACACTTACTGGATCCTGGGTCATCATGGTACTAATAACTATGATCTGCTTGTTGGTGCCGGCCCAGCGTTGTGCCATTTCAAACAACAATTCAGTTTGAGCATATCCTGCTTGTGCGTTGTTCACAAACACATCGCATGGCTCAATTGCATTTGCAATTTTTGGTATCACACGTATGTTATGGCCTGTGCGTCTACTCAGTTGCACAACTTCGTGTCCTCGACTTTGGTATGCATTGCCCAGTGACTGTCCGATGCCTGCAGTTCCGCCTGTGATTGCTATTTTCATCTTAATTGATCCAATGGCTCATTGAAAAAAGTCACACTCAACACAACTCTGGGCAGGTCAACTGCATCCTGTTTGATTACCGAATGAGGAATACCTGAATTGAAAACAATAGGACGTGACTGATCTCGAAGTTCGGCCATCAAGGTCATCTTGTCAGTCACTGTGGACACATCTTTTTTGTGAAATCCCAAATGATCAACAATGGTTTCGCAAGCATCTAATATGTGATTGTCAAGTAGGTACCAACGATTAACCCACCCCTGGTTGTTCTTGATAGGAAAGTTGATCTTTGCTATCACAGGCAAAGTATCAACATGTATAGAAAAATCATCATACAACACAGTGATAGATGCGTCCATTGGCCGCAATTTGTGTTGCTGGAAAAAAGTCATTAGTTCAGGTACAGCCAACAGTAAATTTTTTGTATTCAAAAAAATCCAACCTGTCTGTCCAGATGCTAGTTCTTGACCTATAAAATCCAAAACTTTGGCTGATATGACGTCTAAATTTTCACATGCCAGTTCATGATAGGCTTTTAAATCAGACATCTTGATAGTAATCCCAAAGTTTGATACCACGCAAATGATCTTGTGCGTGGGTCCACAATTGTAGTTCCACTGTGTTATCCCGATCCTGCCCCACAACTGTTTTGAGTTCATCTGGAACATCTGCTGTTCTTGTCAAGTGGTTGCTGTATTTGACATTCAATATGTCAGGCTGTTCTAGTAGTGCCCATGAATGATCAAGGCCGCGATCCTTTGTGTACATGATTATGTTTTTTAAATTGCCGATATTGAGTGAACTCACTGTGGTCCAGGTGTTAAGCGCCTGAATACCCAGACCCGTGTATATATCAAGATTGCGTTCAAAGTTTTTCCATTTGATGGGCCAACGCACATAATCGTGTATGGGTCCTAGGCCATCCAAACTCACAGTCACAGTCACATGTATGCCGCGCTCTAGTAGTCCTGCGATTTCGGGTATGACCTGGGAACAGTTGGTGTTGATTCTCACACTGGTGACTGATGGTGGAATATTTTTCAGTATGTGTCGATAGTTTCGGCTGGCGCTGGGCTCACCACCATTGATATCCAAGTGTACCACACGGCTCAGAGGCAGTTGCCAAAACGCCGCGGAATTGTCTATCATTGGATAATCGTTGGATATCAGACTACCAATCTTGGTACTTAGATTTGAGTTGCAGGACTGACAAGCACTGTTGCAAATGTTGTCCAGTACTCCGCCCACTGACAGATAGTCTGAACGTGTTTGTGTTTTATCAAATTCAATGGCATTGAGTCTTATGCTGGTGCCATTTATCTGTTCAGTTTGCTGGCATCGTATGCATTCTCTGGGCCAGACGTCAGGTTGGCTTTTGATGTCACTCAACCACTTGCTTGAATCCATTTGTTCCAGTGTGACAAACTCAGGTGGATTTACCATGTGACCACATCGACTCACGGAGCCATTGGGATTGAATCTTGCAAAATGATCAAGTCTTGGGCAATACATTTTCTATAATATTTTTGTGATTGCGCTGATAGTGTTCTAGCAATTCGGTCCAAGTATATGCTTGACCTGCTAGGTTTAGTAAAATTTGATCTAGATACAACCACAATTCTAAATCCATGTCATCATGCAGGAGATCACTAACAAATTGTTCAGTTGGTGCAGTGATTTCGGCCTGATATCTAAAATCAGTTATAGAACCAAAATCTCTAAAGTCTCTAATGCGTATTTTTGCATCGCTACGCATGTAGCGAGAGAGATTGGCCAACCAGTGAAATTGGGGCAAGTAATGTGTGTTTAAAAATTTGTATCGTTTGGCAAACCAAAATGCTGTAGAGAAATCTAATTCAGGGTGATCGCGTTGAAGATGTTGCAGGTATGTGTTGACTCCGCTGACATATCTGGCTCGGGGGTTGCGTATGTAGACATCCACATGGTCAAGTGCCCGAATCTGGTCATTGGCAAACACAACAAGATTATCTCTTGTTTGCTGAAGTCTCAAACTGCTGTTTCCGTTTTTCTGAATTAGATAAACACATTGATTGTGAAGTGGCATCGCTACCACTTCACATAGATCTGGAAACAACTCTGTGTCCAGAGCAGTTCGCATTACTTGGCTTGTCGTGCGCGGATCATGGCCAAAATGTCTTCGGCCTTTTGACCACCACCAGCAGGTTTTGCCACAGGAGCAGTTGCCACAGGTGTGTCATCCTCGTCATCAAAGTCACTTGCCGGAGCCGCTATCTTGAGTGCAGGCTTGGCTGCCGGAGCAGGTGTGTCTTCATCTGCCGCAGGTGCTGGAGCGGATCCACCAGCAGGTGCTTGAACACCAGCAGGACGGAAGTATTGACCCCAACGCTCAGTATCGTATGGTTGGCCATCAACTGATGCTTCAAACATCTCTTTGATAACTTTCAACTCAACGTCTGTAGGCTTCTTGGGCAAGAATGTGCTCAAGTCAAACAAACCATACGAGTCAACTGCGGCTTGTTCTGCTTCTGTGAGTGCTGATTCCTTACGTGCCCACTTTGATCCATTGTAGTCAGCATAGCCACCTTTGGAACCTTTTGAAACACGGAAGTCTAGACCACGCAGGTAGTCGGTGGGCAATTCTTCCAGTTCAGGATCCATCAAAGCACCCTTGATAGTGGTAAAGATTTGTGGACCAATGATGAATCTGCGTATGGGATTCTCTGGTGACTTGTCATCGCTGAGTGGGTTTTCACGAACAAAACCCTGGAAAATGTAATCACGCTTTTTCCAGTACTTGCGACCCATTTCTTCAAGGCTCTTGTCCTTGAACCAGGTGCGTACTTCTGCCAGAATAGGGCAGGCTTCGCCGTACATTTCCACGCAGGGCACACGTACCATCACTTGCTTGGATTCCATCTCTCCTTTGATGCCATTGAAAGGCAAACGAATCATTGCTCGTTCTTGCCAAAAGAAAGTGTTTTTTGTGTTACCGTCGGGTAGGAAGCGCAGTGTGGCCGATTGGCCTTCTTCCATGGTCCAATGCGGATAAATTGCATTGTCCCCGCGTTCGGTGGATTGCCCACCTTTTGATTCTGCTGCCTGTAAACGGGCGCGAATTTCTTGTAACGATGCCATATTATGTTGCCTTTCTAAAGATGTAATATGATTTAAAAATTTAAGATTTACTTAAATGTGTTGCCTACAAGGTTATTATACACAGCCTTGTCTGTGTTTCCTACCAAACTGGTTAAATTAGTTTGGCAATGTTTTTCATGTTGTTTAATTTGTACTGAAGAATAATCTTTTGAACAATATTGGCATTGCAATCTTCTGTAGTGTGTTCCTTTGCGAGCCTTGTTCATTTCTATAAATTTTTGTTGTCTTTCTTCTAAGGCACCGGGCTTTTGATAGATCCAATTATTTTTACCAGATACTTTTTCTGCTATCTCGGGACGTTTCATGTGATGGTTATCGCCACATGTTTTTGCTTTTTGTTTTTTTACCGATTCTGGATTTTTCATTGGCCCGCCAGTGAGTAACCATCTTTGTCTTTGTTTTTCTACAAACACTTCTGACTTTTTCTTGCCATAAGAATGATGAGCAGGGCCAGTTTTTCCGTAATGTGGATGATCTTCCCCACACTGCGGAGCAATTGATTTATTATCAGTTTTGTTCAACCACTTGCTATCCTCAACCACGTGCATACGTTTGAGCACACGTTCTTCCCAGACTCGTGCTTTGGTAATGCTGTTGAATGTACGGCGAATTGTTCTCACAGATGGAACACCGTGCTGTTGCACAAATTGTTTTACATGATTACTTGAAGTGGTATAAGGGTTCCAGAGATCTGTAGGATCACACCCTTTTGCGTATCTGACTCCGTAGTACCATTTGTCTTGGTCGGGCCAGCCAATGAGATATGTATATGGTTTCATTCGTTGCCTATCTTTCTGCCTAATTTGTTGCTTACGGAAGTGTGTGCTACAACACACACTTCTTTGTTTGTTTTATTTATCTCATTTGAGCAAAGCCAATGATTTTATTCTTGCCAAAAGTGCATCGGTATCTTGAGATTCCTCTACTGGTGGTTGAGAATATCGGGGCGATCCAAGTTTAGCAGTATCGTATGGTCCTGTTGGTTTTGGATCAGGTTTCCAGTCTTGACCAAAATTACTTTTCATGTCAGATGTGTAATCTTTGTAATTTATTACATCAAGTGTAGTCGGTTGTCCACGTGCTCCGCTAACAAATTCAGGTGGAATATCGCCTTCTTCTACTTCTTTGGCATCAACATCAATTACATCACCAGGTTTGGCAGCAAGACCAGATTTTTGAGGTGCTGATGTGTTGGCAGGAACTCCGCCGCCGCCCCATTTTATTCTATCTGCTTCTGCATCCTGTTTCTGCCAAGTATTGTGTTTTTCTAATTCAGGGTTGGCCATCTTTTCAGTATCAGGGTTCATAATAGTAGTGCCTGGGTTGACCATAATTGCTTCATCTGTGGTTTCTTTGTTATCACTGTCAATTGCATTACCAATCGCATTACCAAGTGATGCACCAATTCTTGCTCCGGCTGGGCCACCTACCAAGGCTCCACCAATGCCGCCTATTGCGGCACCTACTACTCCCTCTACCATGGCCAATGATTTTATTCTTGCCAATTCCGATTCGTACATGCCGTAGTTGCCGCACTCGGCCAGGCCGTGTTCTGGGCAGTGTTCTCCTGCCTCAGTATGGTTGCATTCAGCCTCTTCGAATGTGCTCAGGTTGTCGCCTTCTGCTACACCACCGTGATAGTGATCCCAGAACTCATGAGTATCATTGAGCAGGTTGCTATGTGTGTCATGGAAATCATCATAATCCATGCTCTTTGCATCAGCAATCAAATCTTGCAACAATTCTGGATCATGGATACCGTGCCATGGCTCGTCGTCATCCATGTCGCCTTCCGACATGCCTTGTTGTTTGGCGGCTTCACGCTTCTTGCGGAAGATTTCACGGAAGTAGTCTTCGTCTTCTTCCCGGCTGAAAGGATATGGATTGTGTTCATCACTCTTGGGTGCTTTGCGCGGACCTTCTCCTGGACGTGGGTAATCAATACCAGGCAAGTCTTCTGGTCTGCCTTCGGCCACAGGAGGTGTTTCAGTTGCTTGAGCAGGTTCTACTGGTGTGACCATGTACACGCCCAGTTCTTCCAGTCGGTCCTGCACACGTGGATCTTCCCAGCAGTTGGCGTCGGGATTTTCTTCAGCGATGTTGCCAATGATGTCAAACAACTCGTCATCACCAATCAAACCATACAGTTGTTCTGTAGCATTCATACCGTCAGCGCCTACTGGCAAGGGCTGGCTCATCAACTGCTTGAGTTCATCCTGTTGCTCGGGAGTTTCTGGCAGGGCCCAGGTACCTTCTACGATACGATTGGCCCAGGATTCAAATATTTCTGCTTCTTTCATGGCTTGTGCTTCCTTTTGTATTCGTGCCAACATGGGCAATGCCTGCTCTATGCGTGGATCAATACGTGTTTCCACAAACAGGCTTTTTAAATCTTCCACTATGAGATCTGATTCCAACACATCAGCCGGGCTCCAGGATTCAAAGTATTGTGTGTAACCGCGATCGTGACTGACTGCTTTGAGATTGTGACGCAGTCGGTCAAGATATTCTGTTGTTTCTGCTACCAGTTCGCCGGCAGCACCTTCAAACACTCGACCCTGGTGTGCTCTGCGGAACTGGCTCAGCACATTGATCTGTTCAACCATTTCCACAATGTGCTGTCCACGTGCATCATAAGGTGTGCCACCGTGGCGCACATGTTCCAACATGGCACGGCCACCGGCCAGTTTACGGAATGGCAGTCGGAAACGCTCTCCGGCCACTGTTTCAATGAATATGCTTTCCACATAGCGGAAACGTGCATCGTTCTCGCCTAGTGTGCGATCATGTTTGATCATGAGTCTGGCTTCGGTAGGCTTGCCAGCATAACTGACCTTGCGGTTGCCATAGTAGCCTTCAAACAGGCCTTCTTTGATGGCTGCCATTCCGGCCATGGTGTATTTTAGTCTGCGAAGATTTTGAAGGTCGTAACGCAAGAGATTGCGTTTGGCAAAGTTGCGCAATTGTGCCAGGAATTCATACCAGTCATTCTTGTCGTCAAACTCCATGCCACGGCCTAGATTGTCGCCAAAGTAAACTTCAAAATTGTTGTCAGCGCCCAGCAAGCAAACCACTGTGCCGTAGTTTTTACCAGAGTTGGCAACCCAGTCAAATGTGAACATGTCGGCTGCTTCAGAATCAGGAGCGCCTTGTGCATCCAAGGGCGGCTTGCCGGTTCGTGCATCCAGTGCTTCAGGGTCAAAATTTCTAGTGACCAATAGATCGTTAAGTTGTTGTCCGGGTGAGTTGGCTGCCATAGTGTTATATTTATCAATACATAGTTGATATAAAGGGCATGGGCTCAATTACATTGTCAGTGTGATCCTTCATTTGACTGTCTAGTTCTGTGTAAAAACTCTGTAAAACCTGCATCATGCGCACGGCCAGCAACATACTCATGACCAGGTCGTCTGTTTCGCCTATCTTAGCGGCAAAACTTAGTCCTGATGCTACAAAGGTTTTGAGTTCACTTATTAGTGCCGCACTATGCACAGTCATTCTGTTGGTTTCTACGAGATTTTTGACTTTGGCACAGGCCGACAATTTGCTCTTGTGCGTGGTATTAAAGCCCTTGCGCATACGGCGGTTACTGCCGCTCATGTGTGGATCTGACAAAAAGTAACCCTGTATGTTTTCTTCGCCAAATTCTGCAATAGAGATCAAGCCTGCTTCGCCAATGGTGTTATTTTCAATGCTGTAGTAGATATTCTTGTCGTTTTGCACAGTTTCGTTGATGTACTTACAGATGTCTGACAGGATGCGTATCTGTTCTGGAATGGGTGTGCGGTTGTGTGTCCACTCACCCACTTGGCGTGTGGTGTTGGCTTCAAAGATCTGTATGGCCGCAGGATCTCCACCAGTGCCTAATGAGGGATCTAGTGCTACTACGTAGATTGAGTCGGGCTTGATGGCTTCGTACCAACGCACATGTCCTGTGCGTTTCCAAGGATCACGACTTTCCAAGTCCAACAGTTTAGCCGGAGCAATCAAGGTTTCATCATTGATAATGAACTCACAGCCAATCTCTCGGCGGAAACGATCATCACCTAACTGTGCCCGCATGTTCTCGCCCCAGGCCTCATCGCGATCCGGGTGCTCTTGCCAGTAACTTCTAAATGCTCGGAACCCATTCATGCCCAGTTCAGTTGGGTTGCCAAACTCATCTATACATTTGTTGGCACCTTTCCAGATCAAGGCAAACTGATCTTCGTCTGAGTTGGGGGTTGACGTAATAATTGCCTTACCACCTGTGGCCAAGGTAGGAGAGATACTAGTCCAAAACTCAGTAGCAATAGTGGGCCGCACAAACGCAAACTCGTCAGCGTACAAGAGTGTTATTGACATACCACGACCAGTTGTTTCAGTTGTTGTGGCTGACACTATGCGTGATCCGTTTTCAAAGTCTATGGAGCCTTTGTTGTAACTTGTGACACCTGCGCGGATATGATCTGGACACAGTTCGTATGCAAATCTAATACGTTGCATGATCTCTTGAGCACCTGTGTACTTGTGTGCGGCAATGAGGATAGTTGAGTCTGGCACAAACATAGCGTACCAAAGAATGTAACCAGCCGCCGATGTTGACTTGCCGGTCTGTCGCGGCATCATGGAGATTGAATAGCGATTGTTGTGATAAGTTTCAATCAGTCGCTTTTGATAAGGAAACGGATGATACAGCATCTTGCCCTGTGTGGGATGCTGTATGTAAAAGAAGTTGTCCAGGAAGAAGTGCGGGCCATCCTGAGGATCAGCACAGGCAAGAAACTCTTGCAGTTGATCGTCTGAAAATGTTTGACGCTTGTATGGTGCTTTGACCAGTACGCCTTCTGGTGTTTTGTTCATGGATTAAACTGGACTGTAAGGATTACGATATCGATCGCGACCGTCGTCCTCGGGGTATACAGGATACTGATCAGGATTAGTCTGCGGAAGCATTGGTACCACACTTGGCACGTTTTGCGTTGGTCAACTTGCCAAAATCCACAGGCCATTCTTTACCAGGCGGTAATTCTTTTGCACCAGCAGGAAACGCATAAATCACACCACCTTGTTTCTGGATATCTGCCACTGACAAACGAAACCGGGTCAAGTCATTGCCCAAGTTAGGATATGGCTTGACATGCGGAAACATCCAACCTGCAACTTCGTTGGTCTGATTGTTGATCACAATCTTGTAGAATGCATGTGGCACAACAACGCCTCGGCCAATTTTGAGATCTTGTGCATTGTAAACGCCACCAACATAAACAGTATAACTTTGATTAAGTTGCACTACCCAACCACGCACACTTGTTTCCAACAGTTTCCAAATACCACGATTGAGTGAGCCTGCTTGTGGACTCATGTTGGTCATGAGGAATGATTCATACTCAACTTGTGGATCCCATGACAAGTCACCATCTGGACTCATATGTCCTTTGTCATAGCCAGTACCAGCATAGTCGTCTGGTGTGGCTCCACCGGGCACTGATTGGTCAGCGGCAAATGCATTGGTTCTAGCAACACAGCCTAGTGCGTTAGGTGGTATGAGTTCATAGGTCACATACTTGGGCAACCGGGCTGCCGCATCGTAACCCACTAAATATGCCTGACGGCAAATAGGAGCAACGCCGGCGGTTTGTGGGAAACCATAAGGTGCATGTATTTGACATTGAGCAGGAGGATTTGGAGCACGTTGTGTCCAGGCCTGAGCAGAGAGGCTTGCGGCCAAGACCACAAGGGCGAGAATTTGTTTCATAAAGTAACCTCTAAATAGTATAATATTTATTCGGTTTGATGCGTGGGATTTATTTCACCAAACGGTGGATCTGTATCACGCACCTTGCGGTACAATGCTCTGTTACTGAGTATTTCTACCCAGGTATCTGCTCCTGGGCGGTTGAGTTTCCAAAAGTCAAAAGTTATGTTACTACTGACTGGACGAACAAACATGGTTTCTTCACTGGGTATGATCATGATCTGGGCTGTGGTGCGCATTTTTTTACGATCGGTACTGGTACGCATGATGTTCATTTGTGGATTTTCCAGATACACTTGGCACAGACCATCAATCAGGTCTTCAGGATCATCCGCAGTGCGTACCACTGCTTGCGCCTGCAAGCGTCGCGCTTCGCTGGAAATTCTACTTAGAGTACCACTTTCATTTTTGGGATCACGCTGATAGCCGGCCCATTGCAACCATATGCCATGATTGCTTCTGGCCACTGTGTGATCTCGAGGAATTTCTCTCAACACATGGTGATAGTCACCATTGGCATCGTTGCAACTTTCCAGCAAAAAACAATGTTCACGATCAATGATCACTGAGTTGCCAGTGAGTCGGTATTCTGCACAGGCTTCGGCGGCTGTTCTTGCTGTGGGCATTTTCAAAGCACGACGAATGCGTTCGCCGTCAGGAGACTTTTCTTTGGTGTGCTTGGTGATTTCTTTTTCATCATCCTGTACCATGAGACTGGCGCTGAGTATGCCCACACCTTCAGAGTTGATGCCTTCCATGTACTTGGTCACGTCATCTTCAAACAGCAGTCGTTCTATGCCGTCTTTGTCGTTGATTCTCTCAAAACTGATTTCAGGGGTGTAGTTGCGGTCGCGATTTTTGACAGCGACCCATCCTATCTCGTCAAAGTATTTGGCCACAATCACACACATTATCTTGGATACCCTTGGAATCCGCGCACAGGGCTTGTTGTGTCTACATCAGGTGCTTCTTCGCTGGCCATGGTGCCAACTTGTACAGCATCGCTTGATGGCATATCCATACTGTGTAGCGCATCGTCGATATAGGTTTTAACATGCGGATCATAACTCACAATGATCATGTCTTCACCAAACGTACTGGATGGGCCGTCAAAAGGTGGTACTCCGTCCCGGGCACGTTGTGCGGCACCCTTGGCGCCAGCAATGGCCACTCCAAATCTGTACTGCTTGTAGGGATCGTTGTTTTGTAGTGCAGGAATCTTGAAAGCGCCAGGCAAGGCCAAGCCCACATCACGTGTGATAGAGCCGGTGCGTCCTTCGCTGACGAATTCTCGGGCTCTCATCTGGGGTAGCCTCGGAACGGTCGTACTATGCTGTGATCATTTACAAAATCAGGTTCCTGGCTGGGTTTGGTGCCAACCAGGTGTTTGCCGCCCGGGGTATCTGTCATGGCCAGTGCTTGGTCTAGTACTGTTTCCACACTGTCATTGAATCCAGCCACAATGGCATTTTGCCCAAACGCACTCACGCTGGTGAATTCAGGCATGTCATCCCCATAGCCGCCGTTGTTGGCTCGGGCTCGGGCTATGGCCACGCTGAGTCTATAGGTGTGATAGGCATCGTTGTTTTTGATACCTGGAATAAAATATGTGTGTTGCAATGGTTTGGCAGCCGTGTCTGGCAGTCGACCCATTTGCTCTGTAATGAATTCTCGGGCTCTCATCTGGGATATCCGGCAAATCCCCGAACTGGACTGGTTTTGTGTACGTCGGGATTTTCAGAACTTTTTCGACTACTAACAATATGTTCCGATTCGGCGCCAATGGTTTTTAACGCACCCTGAACCATGTTGTCTTCTTCCTGGGTGTAGGGATGGGCAGTGTTGTATTTTTCTACCCAGGATGCAGGATCCATTTGATCACGAGGTATGGGCTTATTGGTCTTGCCATCATGCATGGCTGCTGCCATCATCACACGATTCAAGTGATTGCTTCTGTCGTAACCACCGTTATCACGCATGCGCCAAGCAGATGGCATGGCGTTGTGATGTCCGCCAGGAATATCGCCTTTGCGATCCTCAGCAACAAATTCTCGGGCCCGCATGTTAGATGCCGTTTGAGCCCGCTGTGGCTGATGTTGCTGTGCCCAGTGCAGTGGCCGAGAAGCCAGTGCCTGTGATTATGTTAAGATAGTTACCGGCACCAACATAATACTGTTGTACTGTGTTGCCAGGAACAACTATAGCGTTGGCGTATAGATTGCCAGTGGGTGTGGTCATGTTGGCGTTGGCAACGTTACCATTGTACTGTGAGTAGGTCAGTTGCACAACCGACACTTGAAAAGTCACGTTGGCAGTTGTGGTAGCGATTTCTACTTTATCTGTGGTCCACAGCACGTTGGCTGCGGCGTTGACGACTTGAATAGCCATTATTTTGATTCCTTATTGAGATCTGCCACTGCCACTGGGCGAAACAGATTTGTGGTCTGACTTAATACGCCGGGTATCATTGCAGGTTGATTGCGTACCTCTGCAGGTGTTGGTGCTGGCGGGTGACGTTCGGCCAAGCGTGACATTGTTTCGGCATAGGTTTGATATTGTTGTGTCATGGCATTTACCAGTTACGGCATGACCAATAATTGGCACTGGTTCTTGGGCCGGGATTGTCACAGTGATGTCTTGCTCTAAAACTTCTACGACGTGCAGGGTTGCTCTTGTGAATACGCATGTTGGGGTCACCAAAGTTGACTTTTTTGATGTTGCCAGTTTTGGGATTGCGAACATACACTTTGTATTTTTTCACATCGCCGGACATTTTCTTGCCCAAAGACACTTCATGACCGTGATACTTGGCTTCGTCGATGCTTTCGTCTAGTTCATCGCCTGCAAACTCCACGTGCTCATAGGGGCCAAATGGTTGGCCGGTACGACTGTCTATGGAGTCATCATGATCACCATGGTTATAGTAGTCATCGCTGTAGATTTCTACACCGTCAAAATCTGAGTTGTAGTCAATGTGATACTTGCGAACTTTACCATCGCCACACACAATGCCGCGATTCAAAATCTTTTCCACTGCCACTTGTGCGTCAATGATCCGGCTCATGGGTGAGCCGCCTTGTTTCACAATGTCCTGCAACATT